CACGGTGGAAGATCCGCGTGAAGACAATGGCATTTTTTAACGTGAAAACTAAAAGGTGGGACAATGAAAGTAACTAAAGCAAATTGTGGCGCATCCGTGAAAGCGGCTAATGGCGGCTACATGAAAGTTAAGAAGACAGGCTACAACGAAGGTGGCGCGGCTTCTAAGAAGAAATCCGAAATGGATGATCGCTCAAAGTATTCAAAACGCGCCGAAGGCGTAGCGGCATCTAAGGGCGGTATGGCTTCAAAAAAAAAAGTAAAAAAGTATAACCAAGGCGGAGCTAGTGGCCGTGTTGCAGTAAACGTATGTAATGCGTGTACGACACCGAAGAAGTGTACGACTAATGGTCGTTGCGCTAAGTCAGGCAAGAAACTTACTTAATGCCCAAATTATGCGCCAGAGGTAAGCGGGCCGCGCAGTCTCGCTACGATAAATATCCATCAGCTTATGCGAACGGCCATGCTGTCCGTGTTTGCAAAGGGGATATTGCTGGTCTTGATGGTAAGAAGAAATCATCAGGCGTCTACGCTCAAGGCGGTGGTTATGTAATGAGTAAAGGCGGTCTTGCTGAATGGTTCGGACAGAACGATGGCAAAGGCTGGGTAGATTGCAAGACAGGTAAGCCGTGTGGTCGAAAAGAAGGTGAGAAACGTGGTTATCCCGCGTGTCGCCCGACTATGGCGCAGTGCAAGAAATCGAAACCTAAGACGGCAAAGACGAGCGGTAAGCGCGTTGAGTGGACTAAGCCACCTAAGTAAGGGGATATGTTATGGCTAATAAGCCAGTAGATAAAAAGAAGATGGCTTGTAATAAGCCCCGCCGTACCCCGGGCGGTTCTAAGAAGTTTGTTGTAAAAGCGTGTCAGGATGGCACGGAAAAAATTGTTCGCTTCGGAGATCCCAATATGAGGATCAAGAAGTCTAACCCGAAACGCCGTAAGTCATTTAGAGCTCGGCACGGGTGCGATAAAGCGGGGGCTAAAAATAAACTAACGGCGAAGTATTGGTCGTGTAAAAAGTGGTAATGGGATGGAATTAGATATCAGGATGTTGGTCACGCTAGGGGGGATGCTAGCCAGTGTCGCGTCAGCGGCGGCGATTGCTAGACAGCAAATCAAGCATCTTGAAGAAGAAATTAAAGAAATGAAATCCGTCTGTAACAAGATGGAATTACGTCTTGACCGTAACGACATGACCACGAGCATAAACGAACAAAAAATAAGTGAATTGTCGATAGTGTCTTCTCCGAAGGAAAGAGAAGGATTGGTTAGAGAATTAGAGGGGCTGAAAAAAGATATTGCCTTTCTACATAAAACAGGTAATAATTAATGTCAGAAGAAAAGCAACTTACGGAAAAGCAAAACGCCTTTCTTGAGGCTCTAGTTGGGGAAGCAAGAGGGGATATTCGTTCAGCCATGAGGGTTGCAGGTTACTCTGACTCAACCAAGGTTCACGAAGTAGTAACACCCTTACGCGAAGAGATTGTAGATCGTGCCAGTATGATGCTGGCGATGAATGCACCTAGAGCAACATTCTCCATGATCGATGTATTGCATGATCCAGCGGCGATGGGAGCTCGCAACGCAGTTGCGGCGGCGCGTGAAATCTTAGATCGTTCCGGCTTGGTCAAAAAGGAACAGGTAGAAATAAAGGGGCCCGAAGGCGGAATATTTATTTTGCCACCTAAACAAGTAGAGCCCGATGATAATGAGCAAAACGAAAATTAATTTCTGGGATAATAAAAAAAGACCTAATGAAACTGCAAAAATTCCATACGGCTATAGAGCCAGTAAAGATGATCTTCTTGTTCTTGTGGCAGACGATGAAATCGTGGTGCACGTTGAGCAAGCAATGGATTATCTCGACAATGGGCAAAGTTACCGTGAAGTCGCCAATTGGCTCTCTGAAACAACTGGCGAAACAATCAGCCATCAAGGCATTGCTAATATTTGGAAACGCGCTCGCGGCGATACTAGCTCGCGCTCTAAACAGCTTAGAGCTAACAAACGTAAGACTGCGCCAAAAACTAAAGAACAACGAGAGCTCGCAAGCCTAAAGAAAAAAGAGGCGGCGGCGAAAAGAAGTTTAACCGTAACTAAAAAGAAATTAGGACAGTTAAAAGAACATGATGAACATCTACCCCAGCCCAACACTCCAACACATAAATACACAGAGGGGGTTAGTGGCGGGTTAGATTTTGATGCTAAACCAACAGATAGAGAAGTCATTTTTGCGCCGAACCCCGGCCCACAGACAGAGTTTCTCTCGGCATCAGAAAGAGAAGTCCTATATGGGGGCGCGGCAGGTGGCGGAAAGAGCTTCGGCCTTCTCGCAGACCCGATGCGGTACTTCTCAAACGGAAACTTCGTTGGACTTATACTGCGAAGAACAAATGACGAGCTCAGAGAACTCATATGGAAATCTCAAGAGCTTTATCCGAAAGCGTACCCGGGAGCGAAATGGCAGGAGAAGAAAAGCCAATGGATCTTCCCATCAGGTGCCAAGTTATGGATGACATACCTAGAGCGTGAAGAAGACGTTCTTCGTTATCAGGGTCAAGCGTTTAGCTACATTGCATTTGACGAGCTAACGCAACACGCGACACCTTTCGCATGGAATTATATGCGTTCACGTTTGCGTACTACAGATCCTACGTTGCCTGTGTTTTTAAGGGCAACAAGTAACCCGGGTGGCCCCGGGCATTCATGGGTTAAAAGGATGTTTATTGATCCTTCGCCCCAGAATAAAGCGTTTCCAGCTACCGACATAGATAGTGGAGAAATATTACAATACCCTGAAGGTCACGAGAAACATGGAAAGCCTCTTTTCTACAGACGTTTTATCCCAGCAACGCTCAAGGATAACCCGTACCTTTATAAAGAAGGTAATTACGAAGCTAACCTACTCTCTCTTCCAGAGATGCAAAGAAGGCAACTCTTGGAAGGCGATTGGGCCGTTGCAGATGGCGCGGCGTTCCCAGAATTCCGAGTACATCGCCATGTGGTGGAGCCTTTTGAAATACCCAATGATTGGCGGCGGTTTAGATCTTGTGACTACGGATATAGTTCGTATTCAGCGGTACATTGGTTCGCGATAGATCCCTCATATGAGACATTAATTGTTTACCGAGAGCTCTATGTATCGAAACACACAGGACGAGATTTAGCTAAGGCTATTTTGCAGTTAGAGCGTGGAGAACAGATACAATATGGTATACTTGACTCTAGTTGTTGGCATCAACGAGGGCAATTAGGCCCAAGTATAGCTGAAGAAATGATTTCAGAAGGATGCAGATGGCGTCCTAGTGATCGAAGCGCAGGAGCCCGAGTGGCAGGGCGCAACAGGTTTCACGAAGTCCTCAAATATGATGAGGAAACTAAAATGCCGGGCATAGTGTTTTTTGATACCTGCCGACAGATAATTGCAGATTTGCCTGTCATACCAAGTGACCCGAAAGGGGGGGATGACATCGATGTTAGATATCGCAGTGATCACACTTACGACAGCGTTAGGTACGGGATTATGTCTCGTCCACGGGCAAAATCGCCATTTGACGATTGGGCCACAAATAAAACGGAACCTAGCTGGAAGCCCGCTAGCATGAGCTTTGGATATTAAAAAATATGGCAATAGTAGATAAACCAGAAGAATACTTACCTGATAACAACTCCGCTTCGTTTGAAGAGGGAGATGATGTAGCTCAAGAAAACCTTGAGATGGACGGTGTAGTAGGCTGGGTAGAAAGTCGATATACAAATTCAAATAAATGGCGTGATCAAGATGAGACACGTTGGCTAAAGGCGTATCGGAACTACCGAGGTATCTACGGCCCTGAAACTCAATTTACTGATTCAGAAAAATCTCAAGCATTTATTAAAATTACTAAGACTAAAGTTCTTGCCGCGTATGCCCAAATTGTTGATATTTTATTCGCAGGTTCTAAATTTCCTATTGGGGTTGAGGCTCCAAAAAATACACTTAACGTAGCCGACTCAGTTTCATTTGATCCTAAAGAAGTTACTGAGGATAAGGTTGCTGAAGTTACTGGTGCTAAGGTATCAGCGACAATTGCTCGTCCAGATATTATGGAGAGACTAGGGCCTCTAAGTAAAAACCTTTC